ATCAGTAACTCATCTAATAGCATTTTTGCTTTGCTCCATTTGATTTAATTCCACAATTACCTCGTGGAAAGAAAGAAGATCTGCTATTGAGTAAACAGATCTTAATTCGTGCAACGTACAGAACTTTTTCACTATTGGCGTGAAAATAAACCAATCAACTCTATTTTCTGATTGGCTTTCTACGCCTTGAGCTTGCCCTGAATATTGGCTAGCAATCCACCCCCACCGATAAAAAAATCAGCGAATTGATAAGTTAATCCCTCTTTTAATACAGTGATTAGATGCCAACGATGTTTATTAAAATGACTATCAAAGCGTTCTGATAGGCGGTATTTCTGACCGTCTTGCTCGCAAGCTGTGTGAGTTAATACGATATTTTCTAACTCTTTCACGCTTGGTTCGCCTAGATTAGCTAATACAGTCGTTAAAATGCCTGCACCTAGCTTTCTGCTATCACCTAGAGCGGATAAATCAACTGATTGAAGTAACTTCATCGCATTTTTTAACGCAGTCCACGCAGCCATTGCATTGGCTGGTGTCATTGTGTAAGTCACATCTTCGATAGTGAATTGCTTAACCTGTTCCATTATTCAACGCCTTTTTCTAAGTTCATTGTCATTTGTTCAAAAACAATCGTCCAAGTCTCGGCATTATGACCGTTACCACGAACGTATTGTGCTGGAGTAGTAAAATAACCTTTACTTGCTGTCACTACATCATCGTTGATTAAGTCACGAATTGACAAGGTGATTGGTAAGAATGTTTTAATACTGCTCTTTTGTTGATTAAATAGTTTTGATAAGTAAGCGTTATCAGCAGAATGTTGCTTAATTTTCAGTGTTAGTTTGCCTGAATTATCTGGGTTAGCGATGAATACACCTGTACCGTTCGCACCGATAACTAACTGACCTGCATCAACTTGGTTAGCTGCACTAATTACATCTGAACCATCAGCCCAATCAGAGATTTCTTTTCCGTCAAGTAACACTACTACCTGTTTAGGGTCGAAAACTGCCATTTATATTTCCTCTTAAAAAGAAAAGGCTGGATAACCAGCCCTATTAATTATCGGTTGTAGTTCACAATCACATCGCTTGAATGGATTGCACCAGCTAATTTCACAGCCACCTGAATTGGTGTCGCTCTACGCTGCTCACGGTCGCTATCTGAAAGCGTATCCATTGGAGCTGCCCAGATGTAATAGCCTTTCTCTAGGTAGTCATCTGTTTTCAGATTACCGAAACTATCACCAGTCCATTTACCAGTAGCGAAAGCACCATTATTAATACCCTCTAAACAAACTTTCTCAACCGCAGAGATTAAGATTGCTTGACCTTTGTCTGTTAAAGGAATTTTAGTCGGTGATTTGTATAAACGAGCAAACACTTCTTTCTGTACCGCATCTTTGAACCAGTCAAGGATAACGATTTCATCAGCGAATTTACCACCGATTACTGTACCCTCAGCAATCATTGCGGCATCATCAAAATAAGTGTAAACGTTAATCCCTAAGCGTTTTGCTTTCGCAAACTCTGTCGCAGTGATTTCATCTGCTGTGATTGTTGGTTGTTGTTTAAATTTAAGCGTAAGCGTTGAGTTATTAGCCGCAAAGTTCACAGATAACAAACGAGCCAGCGCAGAAGATGCTGGGTATAAATCGTTTTTATCGAAGATTGCTAAAGTATGGTCTAATTGAGCATCATACAATTTTTTAAATACGTTAGATGCTGACCATTCAATATGCTCAGTCTTAATTACGCTAACACCGAATAGCTTGTCGTTTGCTTGAGCGTATTTAGCAGCAGCCTCGATTTGTGCATCGGTTAATTGTGCTGCAAAAGTGAAACCATACCAGCCATTTTCTACTTCTGAAACGTTAAATAATGCTTGCTCTACTTTTTCAGCTTTAACTTGAACCTGATTTTTACCAATCACTCGTGTTGCTTGACCATCTTCAAGTTTTAACATTCCACCGATATAATCACCTGTGGCGTTACCTTTTTCAGCGTAGAAAATTAAAGTATCTGCACTTTCGCCTGAATCTGTCGCAGAGATAATGAAACGATTTCCAGTCTCATCATAAGCAACATCAGCATTTACTTTTAAAGCGGTTAGTTTTTCTTTGATTTTTGTCGCCACAGCATTAAAGTCGGCAGCTCCTGAAAAGTCTAATCCATCGACTACTTTAACAGCAGAGCCAACAGTGATTGAGAAACCGCCATTTGAGATTGATTTAAAAGTTTCTAAATCATCTGATAATGTCGCACCACGCAAAGCATTTTTTGTCGCTTCAATGGTTGCTTGTTCTTTTTGCCAGCGAGCAATGATTAGTTGTTTCGCGCGTGGACTTTGAGCAAAGAACGGTTGAGCCGCTTTTGCTGTTTCTGAATTTGTACCAAAGAGAGCCTCAACATCTTTTTGACTTTCAACATACACATAACGTGTAGTTGCATCATTAAATGCTTGGCCTGCCTCTGGTGTGAAAAGTGCAACTGTACCGAAAGATTTGCGAGCAGCAGACTTCGGAACTGTGTTTAATTGCACGTTTACAATATTAGAGATTGATAATGCCATTTGGCTTATGCTCCTATATCTTGTGATTTGTTATTCGTCCGTTGCTCAACTCTCTCAATCGGATCTAACGGAGTATCTACAATGTGATGATGACTAAATACAACATCAAACTGCCCACGCTCTTCATAGTCTGCACCAACCGTAGCGGTTAAGTTGCGAACATCTGAAAAACGGATAACGCCCCAATGATTTGAATTAAGAAAGGAAAGAAACGCTGAACTTTGGAAAATAGCTTTTAATTTGTAGCTTTGAGCGAGTGAATTACGACCAAAACAAGAAACGCTGACCGTGCTTTGCATTGACTGTCTAATGCGTTCTCGTTTACCGTCAAATTCTCGTGTCGCCTGCCCGATTTCATTGGTATTTAATACATCCATCGTAATAAACGCAGGCAGGGGATTTTCTGGCAACCAGCCACCGATTACAGCCTCTTTAGGTAACGTCAAAGCCTCTTGAATCCACTTTCGCAGTTTGGCTATGTCGAATGCCGATATTGTTGTAGTATCCATAGTCTTTCCAATTACCCACTGTTTTGATTTTGTAAGTCTCACCAAGATAATCCACTAAATCGCCTATCTTCAAAGGCTTAACTGTGTAGATTTTAATACTTGGCAGAAACCGCTCACCCTCTGGCAAGAATTGAACATCGTTAGGCGATGTTGGCATCACTATTGCAGTGATTTTTTCTTCAATGTACTTCGCCTTGTAATCAATAGCTGAATGTTCGCCTTGTAGATGTTTTACGACTACCTTTTGGCTGAATTTGCTATTTAAAAAGCGAGGGAATTGATTAATTAAGCTCATTTGACGATACCCCTTACAGATTGCCATAATCGACCCTTATCAATTAAAGGCTTGTCTGATTCCTTGCGTTTTATTGTGCTTGGTGCGTTTGGCGTCCAATCGCCATTTCTTATGCCAAGCTGAACATCCCCTTGAGCAACGGAGGCTATTTGTCCATATATTTGATCAAGTGACACACCGGCAGAAAACAACTCAACAAATAACGCTGTGTACTTTTCTTGATTTTCTGCCAATGTTTGACGAAGAAACGGACGAGATGGGATATTTTCATTCCCGAACTCTAATACCGCAGCTAGAGAGGCTAAATTAAAGTTATCAGAACCCTCTACATTCTCGTTAAACTCAGCTGGAAACCCAACATACACAGCCTTTTCGCCAGTTGCTTTTATTTGCTCGATAAGCTGTTTTAATTTCGCAAGATTACCTGTAACTTGAACAGTCATTAAGCCACCATCACACCTATCCCAACGAGTTTACGCAAACGTAAATACTCTTGGCCGTATGCAGTTAATTGATAATCTGCATCTGTGCCGGTGATTGTCGGCGTAGCATAGCCAACAGAAAGCTCCCCTGCCGACTCGCTCGCTACATTGCGATTTGCTCCACCGTTACCCTCTGTCGCCCAAAGAGAAAGACGGAGCAAATGAGCAGCTAATGCCAACACTCCACGCTCGAAAAGTCTCCCCCATCGTGCTTGGTTGATTTCTTGTTGTGCATCCGATAAAAAAAGGTCAATGCGGAAACCATCGACCTCTTTAAATTCTGGATAACGTTCACGAAAATCGTCTATTGTTGGCATTTATTCCTCCTAGTAATCTACATAAAGAGCAGATTCTGGTTCGATAAAGGTAACGCCACCGAATGCCATGCGTAAGCCTGACTCGTAAGCTAACAAACCTTTTTCTTTTGCTTCTAACACAGTTGGGGTCATTGGCACATCAAAAATTACGTGTTCTTTGCTGTTTACATAAACGATCGCACGTGTTTTACCATCAGTTACTCGTGAACCGAAGTTAGATGGTAACGCTTTGATAGCCACTTCACGACCAGCCGCAGCAGATAAGCTCTTAGTTAAGAATTCTAACGCAGTTGTGTCAGTGTTCGCACGTTGAGTTAAAGCAAGGTGAGCTAAATCCATCGCATCAATAGCGAATGTATTTGGTGCTTCAATGCGTTTAGTTTTTTCTAAACCAGCCAAGAACATTTCTTTGAAGAATGCTACTGCTTTGTCGAAGTCCATTGCTTGAACTTTTGTACCTGCCGCTGCACCTTTTAAGGTGTGAACTGATACATCTTTAGAGTTTAATAAACCAGTCAAACGACCATCTTTAGCGTGACCCAAGAACGCTACTTTTTGTAAAGTTTGTTGAGCGTTTTTGTTTAACGCCATGATTTTCGCTGTGTCGAGTTTTAAGCCTAATAATTGACCTTGCTCAAGCTCTGGTTTAGTCCATGTAACAGATTTAGCCCATGGCACGATATAAGAGCGTTTAGGCGTAAAGCCAACTTCCACTTGGTCTAAAGTGCTAGTACCAGTAGTGATTAAGCCATCATCTAAAGAACCGTGTTCATCTGCACCGTAGTGTAATTTTTCTGTGATGCCAACAGCTGTTTGCTGGTCAACGAAAACGAATTGTGGAAACACAATTTCAGGATATTTGGTTTCTGCGATTTCTTTGCTAACAGCAGTTAAACCGTTTTGTACATAAGTTAATAAAGACATCTATTTAGCCCCTTATAATTTAGAAATTAACGCTAATTGACCTTTAACATCAATCACGGTGTATGGAGTTTCGATTGCACTAGCATCTGTTTCGCCTTGAATCGCACCAGTTTTACCGTCACCACCTGCGGTTAATACATAGACTTTTTTACCACGTGTAACAGTTTTACCAGTTGCAACGTTTACCCATACCGCATCGCCTGCTGCAATATGCATCACATCGCAAAGTTCGCCATCGCTCCATTCGTCACGGATAGTGCTTGCAAATACTACGCCAGCTAATACATCAGTTTTAGCTGCTAACGCTTTTACACCACCCTCTGGATTTAATGCTACAAAATCACCAGCTTTTACTTTGCCAGTTACTTTCTCTGCACTTGTTTTTGCACTCGCAAAGTTGCCTTTGCCTAATTCACCAGCTTTTGCTGGAGCTTGTTCGTAAGCGTAACCCATTATTTATTACCCCTATTGATTGTAAGTTTTGTTGAAGTCTAATTTAGGCGCGGTTTCAGTTTTCGCATCGCCTAATAAGATATTGCCTAAAGATTTACGTTCATCAGCCAATTTAGCAGTAACCGCTTTAGCTACTTGATACGCGCCAGAGATTTCAGCATCAGATAATTTAGCAGCCGCATCTTTATCGAAAATACCTTGAGCAACAATCACGCTCTCTTGGATTTCACGAACGCTTGCTTTATCTGCAAATTTCACATCTTTAAATACAGATTGTGCATCAGCTAACATTGCCGCTTGTGCTAATTCTGCATCACGTTTTGCTTGTGCATCTTTTAATGCTTGAATTTCTGCATCTTTGGCTTTAAGTTGTTTTTCAAACTCTTCTTTGTTCACTTCTTCTTCCTTTTTATCTTCGGGTTCAGATTGTTTTTCTTTTGGCTCGGTTGGTTTTTCAGCTTTTGGAGCTTTCTCACCATCTTTGCCAGTTTCTTCATCTTCTTCGATTTGTTTTTTCTGTTCATCGGACAATTTGATGCCGAATGCACCTAAAAACGCATCGAGGAATTTAGCGGTTTTTCCCATAACGGTTCTTTCCTCATCGGCAAGTTTTACAGTTCCACCGCAGCGACCCTTTGCCACAATCGCTACGTGGTTTCCGATCATCGGAGACATCTCAAAATCTGCATCTTCAACGCTTGACTTGATAATATTGCAGTCATATCCGCAAGACAGTTCATCTATACCGTATTTTTGGATGGTTTCAATAGCTTGCTCATCATAAATCCAAGCTTCAGCAGCCAGCTCATCACCAACTCGCTTAACGTTACGCACAACCCCAACGGACAACTCTTTCCAGTTCTTAGCGTTTACGCCTT